ACAAATGTTCTGGTAAAGAATATTGAAATAAAGCTTTATCATTCATTTTAATGTAACCCCTCATTTCTGTTCCTGATACACCTCCTGCTTGTGGTGGGACTAATTTTGTTTCAAATGTAATTCCTTTAGGTTCAGCAAATTTTGGTATATTTTTAAAACGACTATCACTAACATCCTTTTCCCCCATCCCTAAATAAACTGTTGATCCTTTAGATGCTTCTTGTTCTATAAAATCATACACATCCCTTACTGGAGAAACTCCAGCTGGTCTAACTTCTAATCCTGAATCATTTTGAGTGTAAAGTTCCCACAATTTAAGAGACATAGCTTGAGTAATACCATCTCGTTCTTTGGGTCCAACAAAAATTATAGTAGTGTCTGCACCTGTGTTGGCTGACAACCATTTAGCCATATTATAATGGCCTGCGTGAGGGGGTTTAAACCCACCAGGTAATAGTGCGATTTTTAACATTAATTATACAGTTTATTATAAATATAAAACTCTATAAGAAAGCCATTCTCTTTTTCATTAACACAGAAGTAGTTAATTCTACTGCATTATGAAGTAATTTTGTAAAGGTTTTAAAACCTAATTCAGAGGGGTCTTTACCATTCATTTCTATAAGGTAAACTCGTTTTCCATAAGACATAAATGTTTCAGCGTGGTTAAAGGCATCTTTTAAAGCGTCTTCATCTAATGCAAGATAAATTTTTTCTACTTTAGATTTGATGATTTTTTTCATTAAGGTTGTAGACAATTTTTTTCCAAACAAAGGAATTGCATTACGTTTAATTGCCATAGCATCGAATGCACCTTCACACAAAATAATAGGTAAATCCCAGTTTATATACATTTCAAATCCAATTATGTCCTTGGTACTGGAAGCTAATTTATGTTTAATGTATGCATTTTTATCAAATGAACGACCTACATAATAGTTTAAAAAACCATCATTGTCATACGAAGGAATTACAACCATATTTCTTAAAGGACCTTCCTCACAATAATGGAGGTTATATTTTACCACATCTTGTTGCGTAATTCCTCGTTGATCTAAATAATGTAATGCATGTTTCGACAGAATCGCTGAAGATGATATTATTGGCGTTACTTCACGCGGTAATTGCAAGGAACCCGATGGTGCTTTAGTAAATGTTGACTTTTTAAAGTTATATTGAGAGTCGATTTCTTTTAAATAATCATACGCTTTTATTGGCGCATCTGCTTGTTTTAATAATTTGAAAGCACGATGACCTTTATAACCACAAACCCAACATTGAAATTTTTGTGTTGCTAAATTTACTGTTAATTTTTTCTTGTGGTGGTTACAAGAGGGACAATTAAACACCGCTTCTTCGCCTCCACGAGCAGACTTACTTCCGCCTAATAGGGATTCAAGTAGTTGTTTTAATAAATCTTCTTTCATTTAAAATCTCTGTCGTAAAATTTACCTAATATGTTGTCGTTAAGATATAACTTGTCTTCTAACACTTCTAATATAAATTGATATTTACATTCTAAATATGTAAGTTCTTTTTTGTTGTAAGCTATTTGTAAGATTTTTCTTTCTAAATCATCGTCATTTGCATCTTTAATGAATGCATGAGAACCATAGTAAGTTTTCCAATCGCTTTCTTTTAACACTCTTTTAAATGTTGGTGGACGGCCTTTACCTTCTAACCTTATGATTGCAAGTTCTTTTTTGCCTAATTTTTTCTTTAAATTGTAAATTAAAGATTTTTTACCAATGTACCTTTTTCCAGTTGGAAGGTGGGTTGTTTGATAGATGAAACCAAATGCGTTCTCTGGGAGATCGCTAATTTCTTGTATGAGTTTGTCTTGATAGTACCATTGCATAATAGCAATGTACAAAAGCTATTTTAGGTATCCCAGCGAAGTACGAAAGTTGTGTCAGATTCATCTGACATTCTTACAGGTTGACCAAGTTTACCAACTACTAATAATTCATTATCTTCGTTGTATAAACCAATTGATGTAACATATGGTTTCCAAAATGAACCTGTTGTGAAATTAGCTAATTCTGGTTTTTGATCTGATTTTATTTTTCTTGTTGAAATATTATGTGTAAAATTATATTCATCTGAATTTACAGTACACATAAATTCATTTTCATATATAGGATGTATGTTTTTTAATTTAGTAACATAATTTAAGGAACCTGAAACCTGTCCTAATGGACCCGCTGACTGTATAAAATCATTTAGTGTTGTAACAACTCCCTCATAAGTAATATTTTTTAATTTTAATATTGAGGATGTTATATTAGTTCCTTTTTCAAGAGGTTGAGCTATTGACAAATGGTTAGGGTGAGTAATTGTAGCTAACCCATTTGAATAAAACACATTTCCTACATAAGGTGAACCATTAGAACTTGAATATAAATTTATAATTTGTGATGGTGTTCTTGAAGAATTAAAAATCATTACATTAGCTAAACTACCTGTGTAATAATTACTTGTTTCTCCTTTACTACCAACATATAAATTTGCTTTATTTTCTGTTTGGTTTACTATTGTGTCTGTTGTACTTGCTATTTTTGAACCTGTTATCCAAATTTCCATTTGGGAAGCAGAACTCATACATACTACATGGTGTAAAGAACCCGTAGCTATGGGGGCGGTAACTGTAGATGTTGTAGTTCCATCTGATTTTCTAAAAGTCAATAAATTAGATGAATCTATAAAAATTTCAAAAGGATATTGTAATCCTGATTTTATAGTAGTAGGTTGAGAAGAACCTGTTGTGTATGTTTGTTCGTTTATAGGTGTTTTTATTATAGTTTTTGTTGTGCTTTTACTTAATAAATATCCGTTTCCACTAAGGGGATTAACATTCATTGCAATTGTAAAATCTTCACCGGGGTTAAAATTGTAAGTTTCATTATGAGGTGCTACAATAGAGGGAAAAACAGACGAATCAAAATTAGCTGATGGGTAATCCATAATTTCTTTAAAAGAAACACTTTTTAGTGTTATGTCAAATGTTTCGGTGTCTGCATTAGTAAATTCAAAATGGATGGCACATTTTCCCAAATTAGGAAAACCGGCTGTTTTTTGTGTTTGAAAGTAGGTATTAGTAGAAAGAGAATCCACATTAGTAGGCATATATTGAAATTCTATTGTAGTTTTTCCTGTGTTTATTTGTGGGTGGCCATAAGGTCTATAAGAATTACTACCATCCACTATTATAAAGGATTTAACTTTCCCACTCCCAAACCCATTTGTTGCTGTTATGTCAAATTCTAATCTATACTTTGCATAAGGTTTTAAAGTTCCTGGAGGTAAAGTTGCAGCAAATTGTGGGTGTGGGGTGTTTGCTGTACCAGCTACAGATAATTTTACACCACCGGCTACTGAAAAATCCTGAGTAATGTATGTATTTTTATTCCAACCATCTCTGTTATCATGAAATGTTGTTTGGATTCCTTCTTCTGCTAATAAGTCAGGGCTTAAATTTTCTGATTTAAATGATATGTTTTTATAATCTAGTGTATTGTTATAATAACTATCATCATATATACTTTCTCTAGTGTAATAGTTTACTTTGTGGGGGGAATCTTTACCATATAAATCATAATTAAGATTATATTGTTTAAAACCCTTTATAGGACCTAAAGAAAATACTTTTTCTCTTTCATCTATACTATGATTAGTTAAATTAGTACCTGAAATAATTAAATTTCCCTTACTATCATCAATTACAGTTCCATTACTGCTTGAATAAATAAACGTGCCTGGTTTTATCTTATTCCCATATAAGTTTGAGGGAATAGATATAACATTAACATTATCATACAATGTTCTATTTCCTGTTAGATAATCAGCGTCCCCCAATCTATTGGATATGTCTAATTGGTTATTTTTATAAAATAAATGGTCTAATTGATAATATTTTATAGTATTTTTAAAATCTGTAGAACCATTACTAAAAGTGTCTAATATAGATGAAGTGTATTCAAATTTTTCAACTGTAAATCCTGCTGTTGCTGCTGAGGATGAATTAAAAGTGAATTTTTTATTAGCGTTAAATGGTACTCTAGATATATCATCTGGGCTAAGTGATTTAAATACTGCCATTTAGGTACATTTTAGTAGTCTAATTTAATTCTAATAAGTGCTTCTGTTGTGAAGTCTTTCTTTAATGGTTGACTTAATTTTGCCACCGCTAATAAATTATTGTCATCATTGTATAAACCTACTGTTGTAATGTAAGTTGTAGGTGAATCGACCATTGTTGTGTTATTAAGATTTCCATTTCCATCTATGTAAGAAGGATTTGAAGAATAATTATATTCACCATTTTTAACTCTTACAAACATATATTGTGATGATACTCTTTCTTCACTATCTAATTCAAATGATGCTCCTCCTTGTATTGCACTAAACATGTCGTTAGCTATATTTTGAGTTGCAGCTGCTGTTCCTTCTACAAAAGTAGAAGCATTAAAGCCATTTTGTCTTAGTGCTTCACCATTAAATATAATTATTCCTGCTTCAGGATAAACAAACCCAAAAGATCCACTACCAATATTACTATTAGGTGCTGATACTTGTGTTAATGTTGAACCTAACATTACTCCATCAGAACCCGACACTAAATTAAATTGTCTTCCTAAATTTGTCACTACAGCAGAACCTGTTTGAGTTACAGAATCATCTGTAAATACAGCAGCATGAGGACCAATTGAACCATCATCTAATTTTAAGTTTAATGAGCCTGCTTTTAAAGCGTGTTTATATCTTCCTCTAGCTACATTAATTACAAAAATGTCATTAGCTTCGTATCCATCAAAAACAAAATTTGAACCCTCATCCCC